GGTTCAGCGCTGGCCGACAAAAGTCCCAGCTTCCGGAAGTTCACTGCACTGGTAACGCAGTGGGGCGTCATCGTCTGCTGCCAGCGTTTGATCTGAGCGGGTGTGGCTGCCAGTGAACGCAAGGCGGCGAGCACGATGCCTTCGCAAAACGCGGCGCAGTAGGCCCAGCCTTCCTGCCAGGGTGATGGTCGCATCAGCAAACGCAGCTCATCAACGAGGCCACGGTCGGGTCCGGGAGTGGCCGGGTTGTCCCATTCGGTATTTGGCTTCACTTCTCGCAGACCGGTGAACCGGCCTGCCTGGCGAATGATCGCGCTGGAAAGAGCCTCCGGGGTCATGGCTTCCTCCAGTTGATGCGTAGGCGGCCGTAGGCGGCGGTGGCGAGACCGCCGAACTGCGCGAGCGTGTCCCAGTTGGCGGCCACCAGATCGACCATCCCCTGTGCCTCGTTGGTGGGCAGATGGAGGCCGAAAATGCGGCCGATGGCCCCGATGGCCGAGATGAGAATGCCTGCGTAGGTGAGCTTGCCTTGGAGAGTTTGGGGTGGGTTCATGCCCACGGCGGCCGTGTCAATCTGCGGCCGGCTCAGTCTCCTCTTCAGGCTCGGCACCAGTTTTGACCGACTCCTGCCCTACGAGCTTGAGCATCACCGCGGCAGCCACCTGCATCGATTCGCAGTCCCAGTAATGATTGGGGCGTTTGCCAATGCGTTCCCACAGCCACTTGCCGCCTTTGCGCACGCGCTGCTCGCTCTCCATCTGCGTGAGGTAGTCGTCGCCTGCATCCTCGGCGATTTCCCAGGTGGCACCTCGCTCGGGATCCTGGTTTCGGCGTAGGCGGGCGAGCATGTCCTTGATGTTCAGATTGGACCAGTAGAACACCGAGCAGGTCTGGCCACGGCCCAGCACCACTTTGCGACGCGGTGAGTAGAACCGATGCACGCTACGGCCATCTTTGGTGCGGTGAACGTAGGTGGCACGGCGGTCGCCCATGAGCGCCACCCAGCCGTGCTTGGCGCATTCGCGATACACATCATACGTCGCGTGACCGGCATCGACGAATACGAGGTTGGCATGGATGGTGAATCGATCCTGCAAACTGAGCACTTCATCCCAGGTGGGCACGCGTTCGCGCCACACCAGACGCGAGGAACCATCGAGCGACCAGCCACGCACGATCACAAAAAAGTGGTCCATCTGGCAGTCCACTGTCATGAACCGCAGCGGAGCCGCCGCCTGGGCCGGATCGAAGGGCGGCGTGAGGAACTTGCCATGCTTGCTCACGGCGGCCTCATCGTCCCACGTTTCACCCAGGCGATAACCACTGGGCATGATCTCCAGTTTGAAATCCTCCAAGTAGTCACGCCACGGCAGCGCGAGGCGCTTTTGATAAAACTGCCGTAGTGGTTCCAGATCACCTTGCTTCGCCGCTGCCTTGGCCCGCAGATACAATTCTGCGAGCCTGCCCCAGCTCATCGCGCACAGTGCGTTCCAGTGGAACCCAACGTTCTCCGGTGACGCATTCAGATTGGTGCGCACATAACGACCCGTGGTGCTGAGCACACGTCGCGTACGGTCGCTGTCATCAAACGCATGGCCACAGCCTTCACAAGTCAGCGAGGCGGTCTCGCGCACGCGGGCGAAGTTCCATTCACCATCGTCGTCGCGGGCGTCCTTACTCCATTCCACGTTTTCCCATTTGAAAGGCTGGCGGAGGTCACAGTGCGGACACGCAAAGGTCCACTCGCGCATGTCAGTGGTTTCAAACTTGCGGTGCGTGTCATCGTTCTCTTCCCCGCCCTGGGACATGAACAGGCACTTGCCCAACCAGCCGAAGGCGGTGACACGGGCCTCGGCTTCAGCCATGTGGCCGGTGGGCCAGCGCCATGTTTCATCGCCGATGAGCCAGCGAATGGATCGCCGTTGCAGATTGGTCTTGTTGTGGGCACCGAGCACCCACAGCGTCATGCCGTTGGAGAAGTGCTTCGTGGTGGTCTTGAGCTTGTGGCGGTCGCGTGGGTAGAGCGCCTGCACTGCGGGGCACTCGTCAAAGATGCGTCCAAGTCGGCTCTCCGCTTGGTCACGCGCATCGTCATCGGTTTGGTCCAGCCAGAGCGCTGGGCCGGGCAGGTTGGCGATGATGTAGCAGAGGCCGATCTCACCGATCGTGGTCTTGCTCGATTGAATCGCAGCGATGATCGAGACGATACGTGCCTTGGGATCAACCAGAGCTTCCAGCGGTTCCTTCAACCATGGTGAGTTGTCCGCGCGGAACCGACCCGGCACCGGGGAGTATGGAATCGAGTGAACATGCTCCTCGGCCCAAGCCCATGGGGGTCGGCGGTCAGGAGGCCGCCAGATCTGGCGGCCGATCTCGCGCAGGGTATCACCCATGGCCCTGGTTGAGGAGCGTCAGCACTTCGTCGATGGCCTTGCGATTCTCTTCTTGAATGCCGGTGGCATCGAGACCGGAAAGGATCGGTGGCAATTCGTTTTCAAACTTGTTGCGCAACAGGCTCGTGACCCGTCCCGCAATCCGTGTCCATTCCTGCCTCACATCCTCCATCGCGACATAGAGACCTTTGCGCACCGCCACCTTCAGTTCCCGTTCCTCCACCTCGGCGAGCAGTTTGCGGGCACGCAGGGCGGTGTCGAAGTCTGTGCCTGGCTCGGCTCCCTTCAGGTCATGCCGTTTCATGAAATCGCGCCATGCGGCCACATCATGCAGGCCGTTGGCGGCCGCCTGTGGCGCGTCCTTGCGCTTCTTCCACGTGGTGATCGACTGGCGCGTCGCTCCGAGGAATTCGGCCAGTTCAACGAAGTTGCGGGCGAAGGCTGGGCCGGTTCCACCCGCCGTGCTGCTGGCGAGATTTTGAAGCATGGAGCGCTCCGTCCGGGTCAGCTTGCCACCTTTGTGAACACGTTGAACGAGGTTGGCGAGATCCTTGTTGAGGAGCTTGCGGGCGAGGTCGGGCGGGAGCGAGGATTCCATGCTCCGCAGGCTGCGGAGTCAATTCAGCGGACCTCAATCACACGATCAACCTTAGGATCGAAATACTCTGCGCCGCCGGTAAAGACCGTCAGTTTGCCTTCGCGATGCACGCCCTCACCGTGGGTATGGCCGCAAAAAACGGTGAGCTTCGTGTTCGGGAACTCGATGCAGGATTTGCGCAACAACCGGCCCAGTGTTGGATTGCAGAAGTGCGGAAGAAACTCCGCGTCCGACTGCTTGCCTTCGTGCCATGTTGCTTCGGGCAATGGTGGAACGTGGGTCAATACGATCACGTTCGGATAGTTCGCCATCGCCTCGTTCAAACTGGCTGCAACCGTAGATGCGAACTCATCTGCCAGTTCGCGCATCTTCAGCCATCGCATTTGGCTTGGGAGCACCGCAAGATCACGGATGAGGCGGGAGTCATTGAGTTCCACCTCGGAGGCGGAGCCTGCACCAGCGGTTCCGTCTGCCCAACCATCCACACCCAGCAATGCCGTGGTCGGGCTCAGTTCCACCAATTCATTGCCGGTGAGCCGGTGCAGATGTGGATGTGGGGCGGTGGCTTGCTTAACAATGTCCTCGATTGAGGCGAACGACGAATGGTAGCGGTCGTGATTGCCCAGCAGTACGAAGACAGGTTTGGTGATGGTGTTTCCGATGCGTTGGAGATCCCGTTCAAGATTGCTGCCATCGGAGATGTCTCCTGTGATGGCGAAGGCATCCGCCTCCATAGCGGCGACACGTTCAATGAATCCCTGTCGTGCAGCGGGTTTCAGAAAATTCAAATGCCAGTCGGTGCCCCAGGCAAGCTTGCTGACAGGAATGTTGAGCTTTTTCATCGTCTGTGTGGCGTCACGTCTTACCTTTTTGCAGCAGTCACTCCGATCAGCTTCATCAGTGCTACGACGGCATAGCCACGAGGCGTGGCCCGTTCCTGCTCCCAGTTCTCCAGCGTGCGTTTGCTGATGCCGAGGAACTCTGCCGCATCGCGCTGGCTGAACGATTTGCGTTCACGCCATGCCTGGAGAGCGCGGGCAAATTTTCTTGGAGTCACCCCTTTGGGCAGTTTCATGGCAGCCATACGCAAGTCACGCATAGCCACGGTTTGACGTCAACCACGTTGACACTCCTGCCGGAGCGTGAGCATTCCCATTTACTGCGCCCATACGCGCGTGATTGATCCCAACATCCTGAAGCCCAATCCGGCGAATCCAAACCGGCACAGTGCGCATCAGATCCAACTACTCGCCTCGATCATTCAGGAGCAGGGCTGGCGCAATCCCATCACACTCTCCAAACGCAGCGGCCTCATTGTGCGTGGACATGGCCGGCTGGAGGCCGCGCTGCTCATCGGCTGTGACGTCGTGCCGGTCGATGAACAGGACTATGCCTCCGAAGCCGAGGAGCTGGCCGACCTTCTGGCGGACAATCGCCTGGCGGAACTGGCCGAACTCGATGAGGACGATCTCAAGCGTCTGCTCAAATCCATCCAGGAGAGCGATCCCGCCTTCGATCTCGAACTCACCGGTTTTGCCGAGGATGAAATTCGCAAGCTGTTCGACGCTGAAGACCCTGCGGAGGATTT